GGTCGCATGGGCGAGAGCGAATCAGATCGTCTCCGGTGAAAAGCTCAGTGAGTCGACTGTCCTTCGGATGTACAGTTTCTTTCGACGTCACGAAGTAGACAAGCAGGCTGAAGGTTTCCGACCAGGTGAGGATGGTTATCCGTCTGCTGGTCGTGTCGCATGGGCGGCATGGGGTGGCGATGCTGGATATCGCTGGTCCACAGCTGCGCGCAAAGAGATTCTCAAAAAGATGGCGCCGAAGGAAAACGGGAAGTCGTACCATCCATACTACGGATACGAGTTGACTGACACCGATGCCTGACATCTATCAAGTCAACGAGAGCTACAGGAACAAGCTCCGATACCGTGAGAACGAAGCACTCTCCGAGATGAGTCGGACGTACGGTGTTCTCCAGGCTGACAACCTCAAGCGCCTCGAAGCGGTGACAGCCGCCATCGAGGAGGCACAGGCAGCAGGTGAGGACATCACTGGCCTCTCCGAGTACATGCTCCGCCTTGAGGCGCTGAATGCTCAGATGGCCGATGAAGTCGCACGATGGGCGCCACAGGCGACCGACATCGCCACGAACGGACAACGACGCGCCATACAGCTGTCGCTTGACATTCAGGAGGATCTCGTGCGAGCAGTCGCAGGTGTTCCTTCGTCGGTGTCGCTCACCGCTGATCTGATGTGGAATCGGCTCCCTGTCGAAGCGATAACGAATGTCGTCGGCTTCGCCGCTGACGGCTCACCGCTAGGTCTGCTGTTCGAGGCCATCGGTCCATTTGCTTTGAATCATGTCACGATCGGCATCGCGCAAGGTCTCAATCCGCTTCAGGTCGCACGACGCATGGCCAGGACGTACGAAACTCTCGCGCCTTCGAGAGCTGCTACTATCGCACGAACAGAGATGATTCGAGCAAATCGCGAAGCACAGCGACAGACCTTCGAGGCGAACCTGAGCATCGTGCGTGGCTGGCGCCGCATCTCAGCTGGTGATGTTAACGTGTGCCCTGTGTGCTGGTCGCTTCATGGTGATCCGAATCCAGTTGCAGATGTTGTACCTTCGCATCCAAACTGTAGATGTACGGTCGTCCCGATCACACCGACGTACGCGGAACTTGCAGGACTTCCACCAGGGAGTTTCGATGAACCGGAAGAACTTCCGACCAAAGATGAGCAGTTCCAGATGTTGAGTGAGGCGGAGCGTCGGCAGGTCTTAGGACCTTCGCGGTATCGTTTGTGGGAGACAGGCACACCTCTCAGTGCATTTGGCAAAGTGGTGCCGAATAATGAGTGGGGACCACAGGCCGTGGTCGTGCCGGTCAAGGAGTTATGATGCAGACTTTGGTATCCTTCGGTGATGCAATCAAAGCAGATGACAACGGTCGTGTGCGTGGTTACCTGGTGCGCTTCGGCGGCGCCGACCTCGAGGGCGACTACTTCACAGCGAGCACTGATTTCGGTCGACCGATGAAGTCTGGCGAGCGTGTGCCGATGAACCTCTACTATCATCACGGCCAGGATAAGACTGTAGGGAAGTCACGCATCGGAACCGGCTACATCACCATGGACGATAAAGGTCTCTGGTATGAGAGCCAGGTGGAGATGGCTGACCAGTATCAGAAGATGATCCAGGAACTCGCGAAGTCTGGCAAGCTTGGATATTCCAGCGGCGCCACGGGTCACATGGTCGAGCGCAAGAAGATGGCTGATGGCCGCTACGAGATTACACGATGGCCAATCGGTGAGGCTTCGCTCACACCGACACCTGCTGAACCAATGAACATGGTCAAAAGTCTAAAAGACATGTATGGCGACATGGAGGATGGCATGGAAGAAGAAGAGATGATGATTCCAGTCGCACCAGGTGAAGACGTGGCGACATTCGTCGAGAAGGTCTACGGCGATCTAGCGGCGGAGATGGTTCACGAAGGCATCGAGGCACTCTACGACCGCCTCTGTGCTGGCATGATGGCCGCTCTCGATGCTGGTCTGGGTCGCGGACACATCGACGCAATCATCGATGCATTCGCCAGCAAAGCAAAAGAACTCACAGCAAACCTAAAGGATCCGGCAGCGGAAGTGCAATCGATGAAGTCGAAGCACGAGCGACCGACATCCATTCGAGAAGTGGAGCGACGTCTGCGGGATGCAGTATGTCTCTCACGGAGCGAGTCGACAAGATTCGCCAAAACCATCTGGTCCGAGCTTCGAGACGAAGCATCGAGCGAAGATGTCACCATCGTCGAATACTCGAGCGACATCGAGGATGCGAAGTCCGCACTCCTCCGTGAGCTCATGATCTTGGAGTTAAGTCAATGACAATCGAACAACTCGAGGGCCAGCGCCAGTCTACAATCGCTGCCGCTAAAGAAGTCCTCATCAACGGCGGAGACATGGCCGAAGCCAATCGCCTCCACGCATCTGCAAAGTCTCTCTCTGAGCGCATCGACATGCTCAAGGAGTTCGGCTCCGTTCCTGCTCCTGTCGCATCCGAAGCGCCAAAGCATGAGCCATGGAAGTCTGGCGGAGTAACACGCAACCCGTTCCCAGGAACTCGTGACGAAGCAAACTTCAAGGCCTATGCATTTGGACAGTGGGTCCGTGGATCTGTTCTTGGCAACGCCAAAGCAGCCAAGTGGTGTGCAGAGAATGGCATCAAGTCGCAGACCGAAGGCACGAACAGTGAAGGTGGTTTCACGGTTCCTGAAATCGTTTCGTCCAGCCTGATCTGGCTCCGCAACGAGTACGGAATCGCACGTCGCTACAGCCGCATCTATCCGATGACATCTGACACGCTCAACGTGCCAAACGCATCGACATCGACAACCACGTATTACCCTGGTGAAGCAACCGCGATCACTGCGTCCGACGTGGTGTTCAGCCAAGTGCAGTTGTTGGCGAAGAAACTCGCGATCCTGACCATCGTGTCGAAGGAACTGAACGAGGACACCGTCATCGACTTTGGTGCAATGTTGGCGCAGGACTTCGCATACGGGTTGGCACAGTCTGAGGATGCGGCTGCATTCCAGGGCGATGGCACCTCGACCTATGGTTCCATCACTGGAATCATGCCACGCATCAAGGCGCTCTCTGGAACCTTCACGAGCATCGCATCGATGGTCGTTGGACCAGTCGGTACAGCTGCTGCACTCTCGAGCTTCACCCTCGCGAACTTCCAGAGCATGGTCGCAAAGCTTCAGCCATATGCCACGCAACCACGCTGGTACATGCACAAGCAGGTGTTTTATAACGGTGTCGCAGACAAGTTGATTGCACTCTCTGGAAACTCCATCATGGACATCCAGAACGCCTATGGTCCTGAACCAACACTGTTCGGTATCCCGATCTCGTTCGTTCAGAACATGCCATCGGCACCAGCTGCAAACCGTACCATCGCAGTCCTCGGAGATCTCTCTAAGGGTACAGCGTTCGGTGATCGTCGTGGCGTGAGCGTCGAGGTCTCTGACCAGGTCAAGTTTATTGAGGATGCGTTGACATTTAAAGCAACGGAGCGTTATGCCTACAATGTCTTCGATGTCGGAAACGTGACCGCAACAGTGGCCGATCAGGTCCCAGGTTCGCTCATCGTTCTTCAGTGTGCTGCCACATAGGCCGTAGCACCTTCGCAGTCAAGGGGAGCGGGATACCATTCCCGTTCCCTTTTTGTTTTTAGGATGTAAACCATGCCACTCACTAGGACTCAAGCACTCGACCGTCTCGCGTGGATGGTCGCATCAGATCAGTATCCGTTTCTGGACAGCACCGCACTACAGCAGCTCGTGGACGATCACGCTCGATGGACTGTATGGACCGCATCCACAGCCTTCGTCGTCGGCGACATCATCATCCCGACCGTAGCAAATGGTCGACTCTACCAGTGCGTCATCGCAGGGACATCGAGCGCCACGGAGCCGCAGTTTCCGCAGTGGACCAATACAACCGGCTACAGCGTCAATGACGGCAGTGGTGACCTCTTGTGGCAGGACATCGGACCCGCCAACGTCGAGCGATACGACATCCGCACAGCTGCGCGACAGGGCTGGATTCGCAAAGCATCGAGCATCACGCACCTCATCGATGTGAAGGACGGTCAGGTCGATGCAAAGATGGCCGTGCTCCGTGAGCACTGTCTCGACCAGGCTAAACGATTCTCACCGATGGTGTTCGTATGATCCCAGCAGCTTATTCCACGGCGCTCAAGAACGCGATCCAGGCGTATTCCTACGC